CGCAGCTCAAAATCGGCGAGGCCGCGAACTCCGCAATCACCTCCGGCATGCAGCTCCACCCGTCGCTGACGAACATCATGGTCAACGGCAAGCTCGCATCCGGCTCGGAAATGCTCTATGCGCACCAAATCTACAAGTTGTCGGACGTCGCTATTCCCGAAATGGTGATTCTCGACCCGATTAACCAAGCGATACGTTATAATTTCCCGGAATCCGACCTCCAGCTCGGCTTCTATCATCAAAGCCTGATGACCGAAGAACAGACGAACCCCGACGACCGTATCCGCAACAACTGACGCCATGATTTTCAACAAACACGACAATGGCCCGACCGAGATTCAGCAGCTGGTCGGCACCTATTTCCGAAGCAATGATTTTTCGGTAATCGCGTCGGAAATCGAATCTGCTTCGCGCACCGTTCGCCGGCTGATCGGCCCGACGCTGTTCGACCGAGCGGAACGGCATTACATGAATGCGGACGACACGGACGACGGGGAAAGTCTCGACGACCAGCTTGTGCAATCGATACAGCTTCCAATCGCCCAACTGGCTATGGTGCGATTCTACCAGCAGAATATCCTATCGCATGAAGACGGCGGCCGGAAAGTCAAGATACACGACGGCAGCGAGAAAATGCCGTGGCAATGGCAATACGACCGAGACGACCAAGCACTGCTCGACAAATACTATCGGGCTCTCGATGACCTCTACGCCTTTTTGGAGGAGAACGACATCGAGGAGTGGGAGCAGTCGCCGCTGCGGCAAAAACTCGCGACGTGCTTCGTTCGAGACCTCGACACTTTCCAAGAGGTGTTCCCGATCGAGGATTCGTTCCGCATGTTCTACATCTTGGTGCCGTTCATGCAGGAGGTACAGGAGCGCATCATCCGGCCCATCGTCGGAGACGATGCGTTCGATCGGATGAAGAGCGGGGATGTTTCGGAAGAGCTGCTCGAACGATTCGAAGCCGCGAAACGCTGCATCCCGCTCTATGCCGTTATTACCGCCGTCAAACGGATGTCCATCAAGGTGCTGCCGACGATGATAGTCCGCCGGTTCACGGCATCGTTCGAGGGCGGACGCGGCGGCGACATGGACGACGCGGCGACACGAAACCTACTCAGCACGCTGGAACAAGAGGCCGCAGCAGCGAAAACCGAACTTCAGAAAGCCGTGACAGCACGCCGGAACCCTGCGAAAGACGTTTCGCTGGTTCCTGAAAACGACCCGCAAAAGAAATACTGCAGAACATGAACACGCTCGATATACCGGATGCCGGAATCACGGTGCGGGTACCGGCATCCTACGCCGAGATGACGCGGCCGCAGCTGCTCTATACGATGCGGTTGCTGCACGGTTTGCAACAAGGCCGAATCTCTTTTGCGGAATTTCAGGCGCGAATACTCTACAAGCTGGCGAACATCAAACGCACGGCGCGCAGTATCGTGTGGGAACGGCTGCATCCGGACGCGACGCACGCGGTTGCGGAAAAGGTCGCTTTATTGGCCGACCGACTGCTCGGTTTCTTGTTCACCGACAACGGCAACACCCGACTGCCTGCGTTCGACCTGCTGGAAAACCCGCTGCCGGTATTGCGCATCGGCCCGATTCGATTGGTCGGTCCTGCGGATGGACTGCTTGACCTCTCTTTCGAGGAGTTGATTGCCGCCGATGCCGAACTGGCTCTCTATACCGAAACGCACGACGAACGACACATCGACACGATGATTGCCATACTATACCGCCGTCGTGGCCCGATACAACCGAGCGGGCGCAAAGCGCGACCATTCCAGCCGGAGAAAACCGACCGCATCATCCGGCTCGTCCGATTCATTCCAGCGTGGAAAAAACAGCTTATCCTCCTTTGGTACACGGCCTGCATCGACAACCTGCAACACGGCATATTCACCGTTTGCGGCCGCGAGGTTTCGTTCGCGCCGCTTTTCAGCAGCAGCGAATCGTCCGGCAAATCGCTCGGCTGGCTCGGCATCCAGTTCGACCTCGCGGAAAAACGAACGTTCGGCGACATGGAGAGAACCGGAAAGACGAATGTAATCGACATCCTGACGCTATTGCTCAACTACAAATACACTTCCGACAATGCTAAAAAAACTGCAACAACTGATTAGGTATTGCAAGACGATTGCCTCCGACAAACCTGATGTTCCGAAACCGCACATCGTGGCCGACAAAGAGCAGGGAACGTCCGCGCTCAATTCGCCTTCTATCAAAGGGCCGCAAACGATAATCGCGCTGCCGCTGGCGTCGTTTGCCGGAGATTGCGACAATCCGACCGGTTCATTCACCGTCGTGATTTTCGCGCTGGAAAAAGGACTGGAACAAAGCGGAACCGAATCGAAATACGTCGACCAGTACTTGGCAACAATCGAACTGCTGGGGCAGTTGCTCGAAAAGTTCCTGTCGGACATGGGCGGTTCGACGACGACGAGCAGCTGTCCGATTCTGAACGGGATGGAGATTTCCGAATGTATCGTTGCACCGGAGGCGGGAATTTTCGGCGGCTGGAACGGCTATTCGGCAACGATAACGCTGAAGTGATGAAACATCACTGTATTTCGGGGGGGGGATAAAAAAAGCCCCGGCCGTTGCAGTTCCTGTTTTTGCTGACGAAAAGCAAGAATTGCCCAATAAAGAGTGATTCAATTTATTTTAACTTCTTCCCTTCACGAATCAACAAAAAGTCCGGCAGATTAATCTGTCGGACTTTTAACTTAATAGAAATCGAATGATTAGAGAACAATATACTTTTGTAGAACCAACAATGAGGAATGCTTGTATTTGTTTAGGTATGAAACATGTATACGAAAAGAAAAAGGTTGTCATGATTGTCTTCTTGAATTTTTTTCGTACCTTTGCGCACCTTTTAAGAGGAAAGAAATTAAAAAAAATTAAAAAGAAATCGAAAATGCCTTTTATTGTAGTGTCAAAAGATTGCATTCAGAAAGGTAATTCTGCTATCAATCGTAGTAAAAGAACTTCATGGAATGCTGAGAATGTTTTGGTTCAGAGCCGGACAGTTTTAGGTTCTTATAGGATGACTTTTTCTCGTAACAAGATTAGTGAAGAGGCTAAAAAGGCATTTTATAAAGTCACAAAAAATGAGTAATGTCCAATATAATGTCATCTATAATAAATTAGTTAAAAGCGAAGATGACTTGGTAGGCCTTATTGCTTATGGTATATACAAAAAACATAAGATTGAAGTTATTAATAGGTTAAAGGCTGAAAAGGGACGTGAGCCGAATGATGAAGAATGTGGAGTCTTTATTTCAACATCAAATACCGATAGTCAATTAGAATTGTATAAAAACCAAGCGGAAGCACTTCTTTCTGAAACAGTTGGAAATATTGCTGGTGAACAAATTAATGAAATAGAAGAAAGAATACTTCGCGATTATAAAGCGAATATAAAATCATGTATCCCTTCAAATTGGAAAACTTTTGGGATTAGTGTTGCAGCCAGTGCAGTTTCTGCTATCTTGATGTCTTTTGGGGTAGCTCTTTTTTATTTCTTGGCGAGGACAACAAACCGTGAGACTGCTACATTTGTTGATCGCGTTATAGAATCGGTGCAAGAAAAAACAGCTGGTGAACAATGCCCTGTCAATACATCGGATTAGAAACAGAATGGAAGAGATAATAAAAAGGAGCGGCGAATTCTTGCCGCTCTTTTTTTGTTTTTCTGAAATTTTTCGTACATTTGTAATGTCTTCCATGCTGATAGGCGAGTACTGCTCGTCGTCGCGGGCATTTTTTATGCTCTAAATATACGGTTCCGTACCCCCGTGTGGAGTGTTAATGCACCCACTGCCTATCAGGTGGAAGACAACGGGAAAGGCAGAACCGTTTTTTATTTCTGTCTGAATTAAAAGTCTTCCACCTATGAAAACCAACAAACCCACCGGAGAAGAGGTGTCTATCCCTCGTGAAAAGTTCGACCAACTCGGAATGTTAGTCGACACAATTCAATCCCAAGCCGAAACGATTCGGCGTTTAGCTTATCAACGCGATATGCTGCTATTACAAAATCGTAACCCTCAAACCATATTCCGACAAAAGTCGGTTTCATAAATGGAGTTGGCATAGGGTATTTTTTGTCCTTTCGGAGCCGCTTTCGGGCGGCTATTTTTGTTGCCAAACCGAACGGCTATGGCTTCACTCGTCGAAGAACATTTCATCCACGAAACGCTTGAAGAGGCGGCTGTGCATATCTACAAAAGTCAGACGGACGCAATCCAGCGGGCCGTCAGTTCCGCATCGACAGGGCAACTTCTTCGCGATCGGTTTTTCCACGTCAGCGACACGACCGTCGAATACCGGCACCCCGTTTACGAGCGATTCTTGGATATGAAACGATTGCAACGAAACGGCAAGGTCGTAAAATGTGCGCCTTTGCAAATTCACAACCGCTTCATGTGGGGGCTTTACCTCCGTATTCGCGACCGCTTGATGTACGGACTGACGGAAGATGTCCGCGAAAAAATGCGCGCGTCGCTCGGTATCGATGAACAAGCCGGCATGGCTCAAAAATAATTCGACATGGCAAAAATCAAAGAAGAAGAACTCCGGCTGAATATCGTTGTCAACGGCGACCCCGTCCGCAAGGAGATGTCCGAGTTAATGAACAAGAACCGGCAGTTGAAAGCCGCGAACGAGGATTTGGAACGTTCGCAGAAAAAACTCGCGGCCGCCGGAAAAGAAGATTCCAATGAATACAAGGAGCTCACCCGCCAGATTACGGCGAACAAAGCCGCCATGACGGGGAACCGCGACCGAATCGACCAGTTGACCGGTAAACTGAAAGTGAACGACATGACGGTCTCCGAACTGAACCGGCGCATCAAAGACCTGACGTACAACTGGAAGAAACTCGACCCGAAATCGGAGGAGTGGAAAAAATGCAATGCCGAACTGACGCAAACGAAGAACCGGTTGCGTGAATTGAAAGGCAGCGCAGGCGAAACGCAGTCGGTGCTGGGCAAAATGTCGTCCGGCTATTCTGCCCTTGTCGGAAAATTCATGATGGGATATGCCGTCATTCGTGGGTTCTTCAGTCTGTTTTCCGGCGGGTTCAAGAAAATCAAAGAGTTCGAGCAGGCGAACGTCAACCTATCGACGATTCTCGGCGTTCATGTTTCCCAAATGGACGGACTTACAAAGTCGGCCCTCGAACTCGGCCGCACGACGGAATACACGGCATCGCAAGTTACGAACTTGCAGACCGAGCTGGCGAAACTCGGCTTCGGACAACAGCAGATTCTGCAAATGACAAAACCGGTACTGCAATTCGCGACGGCGGTCGGCGCGGAACTGCCGGAAGCGGCAGCACTGGCCGGTGCAACGCTGCGAGCGTTCGACAAAGACGCGACCGAAACGGACGACGTACTGGCAACGATGGCCGTCGCAACGAACAAGTCCGCCCTCTCTTTCAACTACCTGCAAACCGCCATGTCGATTGTCGCACCGGTGGCCAAGACTTTCGGCTTCGACGTGAAAGATACCACCGCCCTATTGGGTACGCTCGCGAACAGCGGATTCGACGCATCGAGCGCGGCAACGGCGACCCGCAACATCCTGCTCAATTTGGCCGATGCGAACGGCAAACTTGCCAAAGAACTCGGAAAGCCGGTACGGTCGCTTCCGGACTTAATCGAAGGATTGAAGAAACTCGACGCGAAAGGCATCGACCTTGCCAAGACGCTCGAACTGACCGACAAACGAAGCGTGGCGGCATTCAATACGTTCCTGCGAGGCGCAGGCGACATGGCTGAACTCCGGAACAGCCTGCAAGATGTCGACGGCG